GGTGCCGCGACCTTTACCAGTCAGTGAGCTCGGCTCCAGGCTGATGAGCCTCGCCGAACCGGCGACGCAGCAACAGCTGCGCGCCACCTTCGAGCAACTCATCGTGGGCCCTCCCCGCGACGGCAGCGGCGTCCCGTCCGACACCGGCCTCGACGAACAGACGGTCGCCGCGATCGAGCGCGCCTGGTCAGCCGGAACACCGGCGGCAGCCGAAGCGGCCCGGCAGGAACTGGCGATGCAGCTCGACGGCACGCACGCCGCCGAAGCCGACGATCAGGCGATGGCGATCTTCGCGCATGTGATGGGAGACAACGATGGCTCAGTGCCAGACGTGCAACAGCCCGGCTGACGTAGTCGACGGCAAGCTCGTTTACCACACCAACACCTACGATCTGCGCGTCTGCCCGGCCAGTGGTGAGGTGGTAGGCGGCAGCGCGCCCGCGGCCAAGAAGGCTCCCGCGAAGAAGGCTGCAGCCCGCAAGAAGTAGTACCCCTCTCTAATTCTCGGCCCGTCATCGACGGGCCTTTTTTATGTCCAAAACCTACCGACCGCACACCTTCGGGTGGCCGCTGAACGACGACAGCGGCACTGCTGGCCGGGTTTTCGTCGGCTCACTCCACACGGAGGCAATGCAATGACCGCACCAGATCCTGCGGGTGATCAAGACACCGGTACACCGGGAGCTCCCGAAGATGGACGCACGTTCACCCAGAACGAGCTGAACTCCATTCTCGCCAAGTCAAAGCGCGAGATCGAGGGCAAATTCGAAGGTTTCGACGACCTGAAGAGCAAGGCCGAACAGTTCGACACTCTGACCAAGACGACCGAGGAATCACTGGCCGACGCCAGATCCCGGGCCGAGGCGGCGGAGACAGAACTGGGTCACGCCAACGTGGTCATTCTTCGCAATCGGCTGGCCGCTAGTAAGGGGCTCGACGCGAAGTTGTGGACACGTGTTCAGGGAGACACCAAGGAAGAGATCGAAGCTGACATCAGCGATCTGATGGGCTCCATGCCCCGCCGAACCCCCGGCACCAATTTCCAGTCCGGGGCCTCTGGCGGCAAGCAGTTGTCCGAAAAGGAGCGCGCGGTCGAAGCATTGCGCGGACTACGTCAACGCTAGTCTCCCCCAACTATTTTCGCGTGGGAAGGCTGCATACACATGAAAGGAGACGTCAACCATCATGGCTGAAGTCGACATCACACGCAACGATGTTGCGACACTCATCCAGCAGGCGTACGCGGATGATTTCATCAACCACGTCACGCACACGTCGGCGGTCCTTGGTGCCTTCCCAACGAAGAACCTCGGAACCAAGACGACCAACCTGCCGGTGCTGGCTACCAAGCCACACGCCGCGTGGGTCGCTGAGTCGTCAACCGACCCAACAGGTACCAAGCCGACATCGAAGGTGACCTGGGCCAATAAGACCCTGGTCGTCGAAGAGCTGGCCGTCATCATCCCCGTCCACGAGAACGTGGTCGACGACGCAACGGTCGACGTGATCGCAGAGATCACCAAGACCGGTGCGGAGTCGATTGCCTTCGCCCTGGACGCCGCGGTGATCTTCGGCATCGGCAAGCCGCTGTCGTGGGTGTCCAACGACCTCCACGCCTCGGCGGTCGCCGACGGCAATGTGTTCAACGTCGGTGCCACCGGCACCAAGGACGACCTGGCAGGGAAGTTCCTGCAGGCCGCCGAGCACATGGCCGAGCTCTACGACCCGACCACCGTACTCGCGCGTAAAGGCGTGAAGTACCGGCTGGCCAACCTGCGTGCCACCACCGGCGAGCCGATCTTCATGGGCTCGATGTCCGACACCCCGGGCGTGACAGGTGATTCCATCTACGGGATGGACACCTACTTTGTCACGGGCACCGTCGACAACGGTTCCGGCGGCGACACGATGGTGTGGGATCCCTCCGTCGCGGAGGCGATGGTGGTCGACCGGTCCAGGGTCATTGTCGGAGTAAGGCAGGACATCAATGTGAAGTTCCTGGATCAGGCTGTTGTCGGCGGGGTTTCACTCGCCGAGAAGGACATGGTCGCCTTGCGGTTCAAGGCACGGTTCGCCTACTGCCTCGGTGACAACATCGCCTACGGCAGCACGGTGACCACCAACTCGCCGGTCTCGGTGATCGTCCCAGCTGGTACAGGTAGCTAGGAATAATCCCTGAAAGCGACGGTGCACCAACGTGATACCCGTCACCCAGGATGATGTGCAAGCTCGTCTACGTCGCGATTTGACGGACGACGAGGCTGAGCAGTTCGACGGACTCGCAGAAGAAGCGAACGCCCTCGTCGAGGGCTACCTCGCGATCGTCTACGACGACGACGACACTGTGCCCCGGCCTGTCATTGTGGTCACCTCCCGGGCGATCGCAAGGATGTTCAAAGACGATGGGCTTCCGTCACAAGCGGATTCGCTCACTCGTGGCATGGGCCCGTTCAGCGCCACCACTCATCTGGTGGCTGATTCCACATCCGGTGGGCCCTGGCTCACCAAGTCGGACAAGATGGCGCTGGAGCCTTACCGGAAAGGTGGCGTGTCGAGTATCTCCCTCACCAGGGAGGACCCGCTCGTTCCCGTCGTACCGTTCTGGGAGGGCAGCTAGTGAGCGTCCTCGGGTCGATCAAGGGTGTCACCATCACCCCGCAGCGACCCACGTCTGACGGCCTGGGCAATCTCACCTTCACCGGCGAACCCGGTGGTGGCCCGGCTCTGCCGCCGATCGAAAACGCTGTGTTCATGCTTGAACCCGCTGGCGGCGGTATCAACAGAATGACTGCAACCTCGGTTTACCCCGAGACTGGAATCCTGTTCGTGCCAAGAGGATCCGACCTTCGCAACGGCGACCGCGTCCCCTTCGGGAGCCGGAACTTCGTTGTGGTCGGTGAACCCCTGTGGGACATGAACCATCCCATGACCGATGAGGACTTCGGCTACGTCGAGGTCCGCATCCAGTGGGGAGGGTGAGATGCAAGTTGATCTCCCATATCCGAACCCGGCGCTGACGGCGTTACTACTGTCGCCGCGCATGGCTGAGATATGCCTGGAACGCGCCACGACGGCTGCAGCTCTGTACCAGGAGCGGGTCGCCAAGCGCACCGGGGAGCTGGCCGCAGAGGCTCACGCTCACACCGAGATCGGCGGGGTTCGTCACGACCGGCACATCGGCGTCATGTCGGTGTCCGGGCCTATCGCGTATGAGGCGGCACACGAGTTCGGTCACATTCAGCATGGGAGGGATCCGCACTTCATTGCCGGTGCGCATGACCTCAACGCTGTGCTGGAAGAGCTGGGCTCGACGTGACGAGTGCAATCGTCTACCCCGATTGGTATCAGGGTGGCCGTTACGACGTTGAGCGGGTATTGCGTGATCTGTTTACCGATCCGGCGAACATGGCACAGATACCTGCAGGCGTGAAAGCGGTTTCCTGGATACCGCCGGATTACGCCGAGGTGCTCGCGACTGGTACGGCCTTCCTGCGGATCTTCCGTATGGGCGGCAGTATCAACGTCGATAGCCGCAACTGGGTTGATCAGCCACGGGTGCAATTTGCCGCACTGTCTGCGATCAGGGATGACTCCTGGGCGCTGTTGACGTTCGCCTGTGAAGTTCTGGATGCGTACCGCGATGGCGGTCACGTAATGAGCAACAGCAAGAAGATCTTCATCCAAGTAGCGGGTGAGATCGTCGGGCCGCAGCTCATACCGGAGCAGATGCGCGACGAGCGTCTGGTGACGGTCACATATGAGATCCACGTTGACCGTGACCGTCGGCTGCCCTATTACCGAACTGCCTTGAACCTCAACAACACCTGATCCATTGAAAGGAAAACATCATGACGGTCGATCCGTTCACATCGCGGTCGGACCTCCTACTGGCTGCGCGGCAGCTGTCGGTGCTCATCGCACCGTTCAGTCAGCCCGTGGTGACCAACGTGGAGGATCCGTCCACAGGGAATCTACTGATTCCCACAACCTTCATCCCGATGGGGTTGCACGCCAAGAAGACCGGTGGAGCGCTGTCCAACGCACAGGACATCAACGACATCGAGTCCCACGGGCACGGCACCCCGACCCGTCAGCTTCCCACGAAGCGGACGATCACCCTCGGGTTCGAGCCGCAGGAAACCACTCGGTACAACCTCGAGCACTACTGGGGCGCTGACTGGTCGGCGGTGGCGCACTCCGCGTTCGGCGGTGTCACGATGGCGGTGACTGAGCTTCCGCTCAACATCCACTATCGCGTGATCCTGTTGGGCAAGGACGATTTCAACGGTCTGCCGATCTATCTGTTCTGGATCGGCAACAAGGTGAACATCAACAAGACGCAGGATCAGAAGATCACTGACGCCGAGGTGATCACCTACCCGTACACGCTCAACTTCCAGTCCGAGGACACGCTCAACTCACCGCTGCAGGTGGGTATGTGCGGCACTGGAATCCAGGCGTTGATCGGGGTGCAAGACATGGGCTTCGTCGGCGACGTTGGCTCGTAACAAACAGGACCCCCCGTACGCCACTTCCCCGGCGTGCGGGGGGTCTTGTCAACCCTGGAAGTAGGAACATGCCCGCAAAGAAGGCTGCGCCACGGCCAATCAAGCAGCCGCCACCGCCCGTAATCCCCGCCGGTCGGCTACTGGAGCTGCAGCTCGAAACGAACCTGCCGCAGCCGTACGTCCTCACCGACACGATCACTGTCTATCCACCTAACAAGGCCCGCGCCGACAAGATCCGCGAAGCGCAGATGACCAAGCTGGTCTACAGCGCGCTGCTCAGTCAGACGATGAACACGCCCGGTGCGACCCAGGATCTCCTGGAGGGCCTCAACAAGAAGATCGAAGAGGCCGACAACGCTTACCAGGAAGCACTTCTCGGTGACTCGCACGACGACGTGATCGCTCTGCTGGCGACGCTGGACGACCAGCTGGCGCAGGCGTTTCAGCGTGATGTCGTCAAGCAGTTCTTCCCGAATCAGCCGGTTGACGGCAAGTGCCAGGCTTGCGGTCAGGTGATCGACGAGGAGCAGGAGGGAAAAGCGTCCGCATCCTCTCCCTGATCGAGTTCTGGTGGGACCAGATCGAAGGGGATCTGGCCCACCACATGGGGGGAGTGGATGCGCGTGACTTTATCCGCGGCAGCAGGCCGTGGTCCCAATTCCTGAACTACTGCGAATATCTCATCGAGAACGTCGACGGCTGCGCACTGTGGGCTGGTCAGCTGAACGATGAGCGGTTCCTGCCGATGATCGAGCAGCGCCTGCGGGATATTCGCAAGACCGGTGAACAGACACGCCCCTCGCTGACCGGTTACAGCCGTGAGGTTGACGGTCTGCATCGGGTGGCCACCGAGCTGCGGATGCTGCGCGCCGAGATCGGCAAGTGGGGTACCGCACCGCCGATCCTCGGTCCCGTCTTCCCGACGGAGAAGATCCAGAACCAGTGGGATGCACAGGAAGTCAGCGACCTGTCAGAGGCCATCGAGGCCGGTCATCGGAATTGGAAGGAGGCGAAGCAGCGTGCTGGTATCTGAGCTTCTTTCGTCCAATTCCATTGTGCGAGTGAGACTTTCGTAGATGCCTGAATATGTGGCTGGGGATGCCAGATTAAGGATTGTCCCAGATGCGGAAAACTTCGAGAAGGATCTCAAGGCCAAACTCGAAGCGATGAAAGTCGACTTCAAGGTCAAGGTCGACCTGCAGATCGAGCAGGCTAAGACCGACATGGAGAAGTTCCGCGCCGAGCAGGACGGCAAGAACATCAACCAGCGGGTCAATCCGCAGTTCACCCGCGCCGATGAGGAGATGGCGCGCTGGCGCGCCGAGCAGCGCACCAAGGATGTCGTCGTCCCGGTCAAGGCTGACACCAGCGGATCGAAACGTGCCGCGAGCGAAGTCGAATCGGACTTCAAGAAGGCCGCCAGCGAGATCGGCAGCGCCTTCAGTGCGATCGGCGACCTGTCCAAGACCATCGGCATCGCCGCGCTGATCGCCAGCGCCCCGGCCGCGGTCACCGCCATCGTGTCGATCTCGCAGGCGATCGAGCAGCTTTCCGGCGCGGCGCTGGTGATACCCGGTGTGATCGGGGGTGCCGCCGCGTCGTTCGGCACCCTGGCGATCGGCCTGTCCGGCGTCAAGGACGCCTTCACCGCGATGGATGCGGTGTCCAACGAGTCGTCGCAGACGCAGGAAGCGAACGCCAACAAGGTCGCGTCGGCGCAGACCTCGCTGCGCAACGCCGTCGTCGACGAGGCCACCGCGCAGCGTGATGTCGCGCAGGCCCGCAAGGATGCGCGCCAGCAGCTCGAAGACCTCAACATTCAACTCAAGGGTGGTGCGCTCAGCGAGAAGGAAGCGATCAACGAGGCGGCGAAGGCTCGCCGGGATCTGGCGCAGGGCCGCTTCAAAGACGGCATCGACCGCGAAGCTGCGGAGCTTCGCGTCGAGGAATCCAACCAGCGGATCGTTGAGACGCACGAGCGCAACCTGCAGCTGCAGGACAAGGTCACCACCGCCAACGCCAAGGGCATCGAGGGATCCGACAAGGTTGTCGCCGCCAACGAGCGCGCGGTCCGGTCGCAGCAGGCCGTCGACAATGCGCAGCAGGCGCTGACCACGACGCTCAAGTACGGCGACGAAGCCCAGAGCAAGGCCGCGCAGGCGATGGCGAAGCTGTCACCGGCCGCAGCCGACTTCGTCAAGCAGCTGATCGCACTCAAACCGCAGTGGACGGACCTGCAGAAGCTGATCTCGGGCAACATCTTCGCGGGCGTCGGCACGTCGGTAACGAACTTCGTCAACAAGATCCTGCCGAATCTTCGCACCGGCCTCGGCAACATCGGCACGACGTGGAACACCGTCATCAAGTCGATGCTCACCTCGCTGGGATCCGACAGCAGCCGCGGCCTGCTGGATCGCCTGCTCGGCAACACTGCCGAGGCTCAGACCCGTTTTGCTGCCGCGATTAACCCGATCGTGCACGCTGTCGGAACGCTCACCGCCGCAGGGTCGGACGCGCTGCCGCGCCTCGCCGACGCGATCGGTAAGGTTGCCGACCGGTTCGACGCATTCATCACCGGTGCCGACAAGGACGGGCGGCTGTCGAAGTGGATCAACGACGGCCTGACCGGCTTCACCCAGCTGGGCGACATCCTGATCAACGTCG